ATATTCAATGAATAGACCGGATAAAGTTTGGAATAAATTATCTGTAGCAGAAAAAGAAATAGGTGGGATACCTAACTCAAGTGAAGACATTAAACAAGCTCATGCCGCTGCTATTGAAATGTATATACAAGGTAACGTTGGACACTTAGGTGATGGAAATTATGGAAACATATATTTTAATAGAACCTTAAATGATTGGGGAAGATTTGATATAAACAAACGAACTAAATTTGACGCAACAATAAGCTCTGGATTAGCCATTATGGCTTGTAATAGACATTTATATGCGCCAAACGCAAAAATAGAAAAACAGAAACTAAATATAAATATTGCTAAGTATTCAAATAAAGGTAATATTTCTAAAATAATTAAATAACAAATATGCACGAATTAGGTATAACAGGAACTTTCCCAAGTCAAGTTGTAAGTGATTTAGAAAAAATGACTGGAGAATATGGTCTCGAAGTTGGAAAAGCTATTACTGGAGAATGGTTTAATAAGAGTGCTAACAAATATTTAACTTCTTATAATAATTTCCACACTTTAAGATTATACGCTCGTGGAGAACAATCAATACAAAAATACAAAGATGAATTATCTATAAATGGAGATTTATCATATCTTAATTTAGATTGGAAACCCGTTCCAATTATACCTAAATTTGTAGATATAGTTGTTAATGGTATAGCAGAAAGAATGTACGATATAAAAGCATACTCACAAGATCTTCACGGTGTAAACAAAAGAACTGAGTATATGGAGTCGCTTTTAGGAGATTTACAAACACAGAGTTTAAATGAATTAATTGAAGAAACTTTAGGTATAACTATAAACGAAAACGATAAATCTCAAATTCCCGGATCTGAACAGGAGCTAGACCTACACATGCAATTAACCTATAAGCAAGCCGTGGAAATAGCGGAAGAACAAGCTATAAACGTGTTGTTAGATGCTAATCGATATGAATTAGTCAAAAAACAGTTTTATTATGATTTAACAGTGTTAGGTATAGGTGCTGTAAAAACAGTTTATAATAAAAGCGAGGGAGTTAAAATAGAGTATGTTAATCCAGCTAATTTAGTTTACTCTTATTCGGAATCTCCTTATTTTGAAGATGTTTATTATGTTGGTGAAGTTAAACAAATACCAATAAACGAACTAGTTAAAGAATTTCCAGAGCTAACCCACGAAAACTTAGAAGAAATATTATCGAAAGGAGGAGGGAACAACACACACCAACATATTGGTGAAAGAGATGATGATGAGAATAAAGTTTCTGTGTTGTACTTTAATTATAAAACCCATATGAACGAGGTTTATAAAATGAAGGAAACGAAAACAGGTGGGGATAAAGCTATAGAAAAAGACGATTCTTTTAATCCACCAGAGAAAAAGGAAGGTGAATATAATAAACTAAAGCGATGTATTGAGGTTCTTTTTGAAGGAGCTATGATTCTAGGTAGTGATAAATTGCTTAAATGGGATATTGCTCAAAACATGATGAGACCAAAAAGTGATATTACTAAAGTTAAGATGAATTACGCTATTTGTGCCCCTAGAATGTATAATGGAAAAATAGAATCTTTAGTTGGAAGAATAACTGGTTTTGCAGATATGATACAACTTACACATTTAAAGTTGCAACAAGTAATGTCTAGATTAACTCCAGATGGAATTTATTTAGATGCAGATGGGTTGGCAGAAATTGATTTAGGTAATGGAACGAATTATAATCCCCAAGAAGCATTAAACATGTATTTTCAGACGGGATCTATAATAGGTAGGAGTTTTACTTCAGAAGGTGATCAAAACCCTGGGAAAATGCCTGTTCAAGAAATTCAATCTGGAAACGGTGGGGCTAAAATGCAATCGCTTATTCAAACGTATAATTATTATCTACAGATGATAAGAGATGTAACGGGGTTAAACGAAGCTGCTGACGCTTCTAAACCCGATAAATATTCCTTAGTAGGAGTTCAAAAACTCGCAGCTGCGAATTCAAACACAGCCACAAGACATATTTTACAAGCTGGATTGTTTTTAACTTCAGAAGTGGCTGAAGCAATATCTCTTAGGATTTCTGATATTATAGAGTATTCTCCAACAAAAGACGCTTTTGTACAACAAATTGGAGCGCATAATGTCGCTACGTTAAAAGAAATGTCACAACTTCATTTGTATGATTTCGGCATATTTATCGAATTAGCTCCAGACGAAGAAGAAAAACAATTATTAGAAAACAATATACAAGCCGCTATAGCACAACAAGGTATAGATCTAGAAGATGCTATTGATCTTAGAGAAATTAAAAATGTTAAACTTGCTAATCAACTTTTAAAGTTACGTAGAAAGAAAAAATTAGAAAGAGATCAAGAGATGCAACAAGAAAACATTAAGGCACAGACTATGGCTAATGTTGAAGCACAAAATGCTGCTGCTCAAATGGAGATGCAAAAGAAACAATCTGAGTCTCAGTCAATGCAGCAGTTAGAGCAAATTAAAGCTCAATATGAATCAGAGAGAATGTTACAAGAAACAGAGCTTAAAAAGCAAATTATGGATCATGAATTTGAGATTCAAATAAGATTAGCGAAGTTACAGGCTGATGCTATGAAAGCAAAAGAAGATGGTAAAGAAGATCGTAAAGACGAAAGAACAAAAATTCAAGCAACTCAACAAAGTGAACTAATCGATCAAAGAAAAAACTCTTCGCCACCTAAAAACTTTCAAGAAGAAGAAGAACTACCAATAGATCCAATGGCCGCTGTAGGATTAGGCTAGGTGTACAACAAAAATTATTAACTATTATTATATTATATTATGGCAAAAAAGAAAAAAGAAGAAGTAGTAGAGGTGACTACTGAAGAACCGAAAGTACTAGAAATAACTTCGGAAGACAAGATCAAAATTAAAAAACCTAAAAAAAAGAAATTTGAAAATAACGATGAGATAACTAAAGTTGATCTTAGTAAACCAATAGAAACAGCAGAAGAAGTAACTAAAGTTGATCTATCACAATCTAAAGAAGATACACAAGACACACAAGAAACCACCCCTGTATTAGAAGAAATTACAGAAGACATCGTAAAACTACAACCTGAAGAACCAAAATTACCAGAAAGCGTAGATAAACTTGTTAATTTCATGAAAGATACTGGTGGCGATATAAATGATTATATAAGATTAAACCAAGATTATAACGAATGGGATAGTGACGATTTAGTTAGAGCTTATTATCGAGACACAAAACCTCATTTAGATGAAGACGAAATAACATTCATGATGGATGATAATTTCAAATGGGAAGAAGGTTATAATGATGATAAAGAAATAAAAAGAAAAAAATTAGCTTTGAAGGAGCAAGTTGCTCAAGCAAAGCAACACTTGGAAAGTGTAAAATCCAAATATTACGAAGATATTAAGATGGGTTCTAAGCTCAGTGAAGAGCAACAAGAAGCATTGAAATTCTTCAACGAATCGAAGGAAAGGCAAGAGATTCACTCGCAAGCACAGGAAGCGTTTATACACAAAACCGAAGAGGTTTTTAACGACGAATTCAAAGGTTTTGAATACAAAGTTGGAGACAAGAGGTATAGGTATAACGTCAACGACGCTAGTAACGTAAAAGATACTCAAAGCGACATTAATAATTTTGTGAGAAAGTTTCTCAACGAAGACAACGTAATGGAAAACGCTAAGGGTTATCATAAAGGTTTATTTACAGCGATGAACTCAGATGCAATTGCTAATCACTTTTACGAACAGGGTAAGGCAGATGCTTTGAAAGATAGCATCTCTAAATCTAAAAATATCAATATGGACCCACGCCAGTCACACGGTTCGGAGGTTCAATCTGGTATTAAAGTAAGAGTTTTAGGTGATACAGGTGATTCTAACACGGCTACATTTAAAATGAAAAAAAGAAAATAATTAAAAATTAAAATACAAAATTATGGCAGTTACAGGAGTAACGGCAGGGTCTTTAACGCCCGCGCCACGAAAACAAACGCTCATATCCGCATATATTGACTTTGCTACGGCAGGTTCAAGCGATGGATGGGCACAACAATATTTACCAGACCTTATGGAAAAAGAGGCTGAGATTTTTGGAAACAGAACTATCTCAGGTTTTTTATCACAAGTAGGGGCTGAAGAGTCTATGACGGCTGACCAAGTAGTTTGGTCTGAGCAAGGTAGATTACACTTATCTTATAAGAATTGTACATCAGTAACAGCTACTGGTGTTATTACTATAGGAGATGAAATGGATGGTACTGCGTCAGCAAGTACTCATGCTATTAGAGCTGGGGACATGGTATTAGTTACTGATACTAGCGCAACAGTTCAATGTTTTGTTACAGTTGCTGTACCAGGTTCTGATACAATTACTGTAAAACCTTACAAATTTGCTGCTCTAGCTGCTGCTGGTATTGCAGATGGTTCAGATAAAAGCGTTATGGTTTATGGTTCTGAGTATGTGAAGGGATCAGTAGGAAGAGTTGGAGCTAATGCACCTACTTTCCAATCTTACACTAACAAACCAATCATATTAAAAGACAAGTATGAGATCTCTGGATCTGACGCTTCTCAAATTGGTTGGGTTGAAGTTTCTGGTGAAGATGGACAAAGTGGATATCTTTGGTATTTAAAAGCTGAAGGTGACACGAGAGCTCGTTTCACTGATTACTTAGAGATGGCAATGATTGAATCAGTAAAAATGACTGACACAGTAACTTCTGCGATTACAGGAGCTGCTGGTGCAATCACTGGTACTGAAGGTTTATTTGCTGCTATCGAAACAAGAGGTAACCAATCTTCTGGTGTTACTGGTGTTAATGCTGCAACTGATTTAGCTGAATTTGATGCTATCTTAGCTGAGTTTGAC